GATTAATTGAACTTTTAGATTTTGAAGTTTGACAATTAAATAATCTCTCAGAAATTTCTTGAGCCACTAAAAAACCTTTTAATTTTAATTTAAAATCTCTTATTTTCTCTATTTCAATAGCTTGAACAGTGAATGAGTCATCTGATGAAAACAAATCTTTATGATCATCTGACTGCATTTTTTTATCATCACAATATTTTTTGTACAAGATATTCCTGAATGCTATTAAACAAGCATGTAAGTATGATGAAGTGTAATGTAATATGCCTTGCCCCATATTAGACTCATTTACAAAGAAAAGTTGTTTATTTATCATAAATTTTTCTTTAATAATTTGTAGGTTTTTGTCCATGTTGTGTTTCAATAGGTTATCTGGGTCTTTAACCCAAGCATTCACCAGTCTATCAGGAAAAAAACATCTTTTATTTTGATGTTTAATCAAAGTGTGTAAAACATAATAAATAAATGATCCTAATTCTGAAATAAAAGGTTTAAACATATAATAAAATTGTATTGGAACAAATGAAGGTCCCCACTTAGACTTGTCAAAACTATAAAACATAGCCATTGATCTATATGGTTTTTTTCTAATTTCAAATAAACAATCTCTTAAAGATTCATTTTTTTCAACACCATGTGTCAAGATTTCACTTGGGATGTATTTACATATATTCCTGGACAATGTTTCTAATATATTAATTGTTATTCTTGATGTTATAGGAAGGATCAATATTTCTCTAACACCGCCTATCTGATTCTTCTTAAAAACTTGAAAGTCTAAACTTGAGTTTTTAGATTTCTCTGCAACTTCAAAACTTTTATAATTACCCTTTTTAAATTCTTCAAAGACACCCTCTATACATCTCCTTCTAGGATTTTGTCTTTTATGATCTTTGTTAAAAAAATCACTTTCCACTGTTGAGCTTGATTTGTATGTAGCAAATTGATCTAATGTCTTATTTAAGTTCTTACTATTTCTTGCTAGTATTATTTCAGTACCTGAAGAATCTCCTTGATCTGATCTTAACAATTTTGCTCCAATTTCAATAGCCCTACTTGAAAATTTATGCATGTGTGGTTCTGTTAAAACATTATGTGCCCAAGTAAAGTCATCCATATCATTTCTATAACCTAAATGGAAACCTTTTTCTTTCATCTCAGACATGGATTTCTCACCTTCTAACATTTTGGTTAAAATTTGAAAGCTAGCATGAGTGGGATCATCTTGATTCTTGTTAAATAACATGCAGAAATACATTTCAGATAATACTTCAGTGAAATCAACAACAACTCTATTTCTATCTGACAATAAAGGATGTGGTAATTTCAAACTAGCACCACCCAATATATCTTTAAATATTTTTTGTTGAGTGTCATACTTAACTGCCCCCACTTGATAATTTTGATATAATTTAAATGTTTTCATTTTTTTTATATAATTCAGCATCTGTTTTAAAAAATATAACTGCAACGGGGATCGTATTGGTTCTATGATTTTTTCCATAACAGAATTGTAATATGGAAATAATGAAATTGATGTCATAACTAGATATCTAACATATTGAAG